CCCTTCCAGACATGGCGCTGCCGGATGCTGGGCGACATAATCCTTCCGTCATTACGGTTGCACGCGAACGGCGCAATGCGATAAGCGGGGTTGGTGCCCAGGGCCGGAATTGAACCGGCACGACCGTTTCCGGTCAACGGATTTTAAGTTGACGCCCCCGCACTTTTGCGCAACGTGTGCACGCGTAAGTGCCCAATCTGCAAGCAATTAATAAAACGTGCTGAAAGGCAGAAAATAGGGTTTTTTCGCGCAACTGCAACCTGAGTGCAACTCGCCCAAGCCGACGCTCAATTGCCTGCTCGATGTTGTCCTACAGGTAACGTGCAGTTGTCCTGCAGGTCATGCGTCGTTGTCCTGCGGGTAATGCACTCCGCCTGCTGATGCACCGCTCACCTTGCGATCTGCGCCTATGCCGTGGCCCGTTTTCGCCACGATCACGGCCGGACAATAGCAGGGTGGCGGATGCGACCTCGAGGGCTGGGAAACAGCTTCTGCAGGTGACGTTCTGGACGGCCTTGCACCTCCCATTTGCCACGGTCGCCGGTCGCTGGTAAATATCCGTCCATGTCACGCGAAGCCAGGTCACGCGAATCACTGCGCCGGCTCAGCCCGGATCTACGCATCGTCGAGGAACGGTTGACCGCCTGGGCGGCCTGGTCACGGTCCTGCAAGCATCGTCTGGGTTATCCGGCTGTGTCGTCTATCGCCAGGGCCATCGAGGGCGGCCAGTACGGTGCGATCGTCAGTACCGGCAATCAACTGATTGAGTGCCCGGAACCCGTTGCGCAGATAGACAAGCTCGTTGCCCGCCTACCCGATCAACACCGCCGGGCGATCGTCGCCAACTACACCGCGGCCAATCTCCCGCGAGAAGTCCGCGCGCGAATGGCAAAGCTATCTCTGGCCGGATTCCAACGGGCGCTGGAGATGGGCCGATGGCAACTCCGCTTTGCGCTGGTTGCGCTGGATGCTATGGGCTGAAAAGCCGCGGACCGCTTTTCTTCACCATCCACGGCGGCAGGTATCCCGCCGGCACCGTGCGCCTGGTTGGACGTGAATACAGCGGTAGCGCGTCACCGGCTGCTTCGCCCACCACCCTGCCGATGCCCACAGTCGGATCGGCCGGGACGGTGACAAGGCTGTTTTCGTAGGGTTCCCAGTCCATCACTCGGAACACGGGTGTTTTGTCGGCAGCACGTTCAATCGGTTTCCCGTGCGCCTCATCGAGCGCACGCAGGAACGCGGCCCGGTCATGCGTGCCGGTATCCGCGAAACGCCGCATGACGCTGCGGAACTGGCGGCAGTCGTGCTCAACGTGAAGCTCGCCACCGTCCTTCTTCGTCGTGACTTCAACGATCTTGTGAACGATGTAGCCGACAGATGCTTTCGTCAGGACACCGGACTTCACCAGCGCAATCGTATCCCGGCCGGCCTGTGTGGCAGCGGTCAGGCGCACCGTGCCGCGCACCTTGCCATTCTTGGCGACGGCTGAACCGGGCACATGCACACCGCGCAATTCCTTCCAGTCATGGTTGAACAGCACGGGCGCGCCATCGTTCAGCCGGTCCAGGCGTACAGATTCCGGCTTGCAGTCCAGCACCTCGATCCCGAACCAGCGTTCATAGGGCTGCTCGGACGCAAACGCCATATCAACAAGGTGATCGCCGTCCTCGGAATCGGCCTCGGTCGCCCGCGCGGCGATCTTTACAAACCTGTTCAGCGTGAGTTGTTTCATGCGTTCCTCTGGAAGTTCAAACTCTGGCGAAAGCCCCGCGTGCCACCTGCGCAAAACTTCAGGCGGTCGGAGCGGTCCCGGCCCGTAGGCCCCGATTCCCGAAAGTGCGCTGGCGCGGGAGAGACGACGCGACAGACCACCCGCAGGATTTACTTCAGCTCCGCGCGGCGACGCGCGATCAGGCAGTTTGCCAGTGGCCTTACCAGGTCGATTTCCTCACCGGGATCGACTCGCCGGCCCTCATGCATGAACGCCAGCAGACAGCGCACCCGGATCATCGGCCAGTTCGGTTCACGGTATGCCGGCACCTGGGCGTGCTGCGCATTGTCCAGGGTCGCCCATGTCGAGAGTGCAGATCGTGCGTTCATCAGGTCACCCCCGTTGCCAGGCTGAACGCGGCCGGATAGCGCGGCACAACGTCCAGCGGCAGCAGTAGCCGGACGCCGATCAGGTTCTGCTGCATCTTCGTGAACGGGTCTGTCTCGATGGTGACCTCATCCCACATGACGATCTGGACGGTTGAGAAGTCGCCGTAGAGCAGGCTCGCCGTCGGCATGTTGCTGGTGGCGTAGGCTGCGATTTCGTCCACCCTGCCGGCCGTCAGCGGCCCGCGCCAGAGCGGTGAATCTGTGCTCGCGACCCGGTGCCGCTGTTTGAGTAGGCTGGCAACAGCGAGGGTGCCCACGTAGGCACAGGTCGCAGGATCGTGACCGGCACCCGCCGTTGCCACGTCCTGCTGGAACTCGACGATGCCCGCATGGGCCAGTGACGTGCCAGCGACAGACCCGACGCCCGGAGTGCTGATGATGCCGAGCGGCTGGCCAGATGCACCGCTGCCATTCAGCACGGCCGCATCGATCGCCGTGGCCGCGGCTGCGAGGATTTCCTGCCGCAGGACTGCATCGGCATTGGACTGCAGGAGCAACTGCCGGCTGACCTCGCAGTAGGCAGACAGCATTTTCGGTGTGGGCTGCACGATGCCGAATACCGGCTGCGATTCGCTGGCTTGGGTGGCCTCATTGACCAGCCAGGCCGTTGTGATACCGGACGCGCCACGCGGAACGAACACCGCGCCACCCTTCACCGGTACCACCTGGGCACCAGCGCGCAGGACGATGGAACGCGGCTGAAGTGCGGGCGCATACTCGAGCCCGGTTGAATCGACCAGGTAGCCACCGGAGCCAGCGCTGGCCGCGGTCAGATCACGCAGCAGGACACCAGCCGGAAGCCGGCAGGCATACCGCGGGTCACCGCGCACCGGCCCGTGCTCGGCTTCGAGGCGCTGGGTTGCTTCGAGCTCGTCGCTCTTGATCGATCGGAATGAATCGGTAGCCATGCCACGGATTGCGCGGCCCAGGTTGAAGGTTTGTGCTGTCATGCAAGCTCTCGGATGGAAACCTGATTCGACTCTAGACCATCGAATCAGACACGCTGGAAAGCATGTCCAGAATTCTTTTGACGTGTCGCTGGCTGACCGGAATGCGATGCTTCAGTCGTCGCTGAATCCGGCCAGCTCGACCGCGTGCGGGTCTACGCTCAAGCAACTCCCGGTGCAGTTCATCGAGGATCGCCCGCTGCAGATCCCGACCGCGCAGCTGTGCCCGCTGATTCGCCGCAGCTCGACCAGCGGCCAGGATCGCCAAAACCCGCGCGCCAAGTGCCGCCGGGTCAGGCATCAGCGCCGCCCTTTGTGCGCTTGCTACGCTTCGCCTTCGTCAGTGCCGCGCGTGTTTCGGCGGGCAGCATATCGAGCACGACCGGCGGCACCTCGACACTGGTGTCCTGCCATGCGCTGCGCACATCCGCCTCCGTCAGCAGTGACAGCCAATCATCCAGGTCACCGCCGTCGCTCTGCCCTGCCAGATCGCGCTCGAACTGCCCGCCAAAGGTATATTCACCGAGATACAAAGCGGCCCGTAACCAGAGGCCGGCCGCTGCTTGTCGTGCTTCGCTACTGGTGAGACCGATCGACTTCGGCGCGGCTGGATGGTCGCCGGTATCCTCGGCCCAGCTCCCCACTGCCAACCCGATGACCGCCAGGGCTTGACGATGATGCAGCTCAACGATTCCCCGGAGCGGGTTCGGGCGGTCCGGGTGCGACGCCTTCAGCCAGCTGGCGGCAGGTGTCGGCCCTTCGCCGCGAGCCTCACGCTGCCAAGCTGGCAGCCGCGCGGCGTCGATGAGCGCACCCTGGTTCGGCCCTTTCCCGCCCTGCCGTAAAATCGGCAGGCTGCCATCGCGTATCCATGAGCGAATCGTTTTCGGGGTCACGTTGAGAAAGTCGGCCGCCTGGTCAACGGTCAGCGGTATCGGCATAAGAAACGACCTCCCTGCAAAAGTCTGGCCCTACTGAAACACTGCGGTCCGAACTACCCGTGACCCGTCGGCCCTTCCAAGTACCTTGGAACATTTGCCCGCTCACCGCGCGGATGCCGCACGGTTCACCTCGGCCGCCGCTGTGTGTGCGGATCGCTCCGCCTCATGCAGCAGCGCTTCTGTGCACATGTTCAGGATCAGCTCGCGGCCGAAAGTGGCGTCGGTGTCCTGGTCGTCTGGATCGCTGCGGCTGGCCACGAATGCAATGATCGAAGCGGTGCGGTAAAGGGTTTCCTCAGTCGATGCCGCTATCAGCGGGTGGGCGGGTGTTTTCGGTTTCATGCTGATGCCCTCTCAGTTGCGGCGATCTGCTGGGCGAGCTTCCGAAACTGGCGGGCTTGGTTGGTGGCCAGCCTGACATCCGTCAGCGCCACCAGTTCGGCGGCCATGCGTGCGGCAACGTGGGCCACGGTGGCAATGGTGCTTTCCTCCATTTCCGATGCCATCGAGGCGATGGCTTGGCACAGAGCCTGCACTTCAACCAGGTGCAGATTCGGGTCAACACCCGGTTTGCCCAGGAGTAGAACAGCGCAGCGCAGCCCATCTGCATTTCGGTTCGGGACGTAACAGCTTGGCATGGTGATTTCCCTCTCAGTGGTTGGAGTTGTTGTGGTGATCGTTGAGCAGTTGCGCCACGGCACCGGGCAGCAGGTCGAGCGCCTGGGCTGCGTCCTGGATGCTCAGGCCCAGGGCGATCAGGTTTTCAGCTTCACGGCGCAATGCCCGCGGATCGTCTGGCCGGTGTGCCACTCGGGCCACGTCCGCTGCTGCGGATACGCTTACCAGCCCCTGCTCGACAGCGTGGACCAGCTCGGCGGAACCGTCATTCAGGACTTCGCGCGCGCGTTCTACGCTGCGCTTACCGACATTCAGAAGGTCGGCGGCTTCGGCTTGGGTGGTTGCACCTTCGCCAATTGGCGAACCTGACTTGCGCTGCCCGTCCTCAAGATTCGCCAGCTTCCCCGCGACAATGGCCCGCTGCGACTCGGATAGGTTCATGACAGCCACCAAGCCAGCAACAGGACCGGTGGCGCGGCCAGCTCGGCAGCGCAGATCAGCCAAGTGAGGCGTGGAATGGTCATTTTCCGGCCCCAGTTTTCGCAACGGGTGACGGGTGGTGACGGCAGAAAACAGGACTTTTTCATATACGCTCGCGTGAGGAAGTTATGTTTTTAGGCGTCACCACCCGTCACCTTTCATCAGGAATGGCGTATTCATTGGGCTTCAGCCGGATGCCGAGAAACACGCGACCGTACTTTTTCCGCTCGTAATGGAAGCCGCGGCGCTCCATTTCGTTCGGCAGATCCTTGGATGGCAGCCAGCGTTCTGCTGCTCGTTCGCAGTACATCTGGTATGCCGAAAAGAATGCCGATGACGTGATCTCGGCTAGGTTGTGTCGCTCGCACCGTTCCTCGATGAAGCGGCCGAGAATGTCGGACTCTTGCCGGTAGTCCTGCACGGCCGACAGGACGATGGCCGGCGGGTTCAGGCCATCCCGTTGCCATGCCAGACAGCCCTCGACGGCCCAGCGCAAGATCCCTGGTAACTCGGCCTTGAGCTTGTCCTGCAGGTGCCGGTCCTGGTCGGCCGCCGGGATCTGCACGGCAAATGGAACCAGGTGCAGGCGTCGCCAGATGCCCTCATCGGTCCCGTTGATGGCCGGCTTGTGATTGCCGCGGATCATCAGCTTGTGAGTTGGGCTGAAGTCGAAGGCTTCCTGGTAAAGAAACCGCCCGGTCAGGGTGTCACCGCCGGTCAACTGCTTCAGCTTCGCTTCATCGAAGCGGCTGCCCTGGGTGGTCTCATTCATCAGGGCGACACGCCGACCGCGAAGTGCCGCCACGTCGTTGCTGATCCCGCCATGCCGACGCGACATGACCAGCTCAGGCTCGGCGACCATCACATACTCGCCCAGCAGGGCCAGCACGATCTCTGAGAACACGGTCTTGCCGTTCGCGCCCAGACCGTACAGGAACACGATGACTTGCTCGGTGGTGAGTCCGGTCAGCAGGTAGCCGACCAGCCGCTGCAGGTAGCCATACAGCTCATCGGACTGGCCGGTGATCCGGGTCAGAAACCTGTCCCACAGTTCGCAGTCGGCCTGGGGATCGAAGGCGATGCCGGTGATTTTGGTTTGCCGGTCACCGCGGGCGTGGGGCCGCAAGGTGCCGGTGCGTAGATCTATCGTCCCATTCAGGACATTGAGCAGCATCGGGTCCGCGTCGAACTCTGCGGTACTGGCGAAGATTCCCGGCTCTGAACGGGCCAGATAGATCATGGCGTCGATGGCGTTTTTAGACTGCGACTTTTTCGCGTGACGCATCATCGCGTCGCGATCGGTTGCGCCTTTTATCTCATCGAAGATCCGCAGCGCTGTCTGCTTGGCGAGTGCCTGCACCAGGACGCCTTTCGTATCCTGGGCAAACCGCTTGCCATCCCAGATCAGCCAGCCCAGCTCTGCCGTGAACCGGATGTTCTCGCCGCTCTGGCAGGCCAGGCGTTGCGCATTCGCCATGTCGCTGTCAGTGATTCCCGACGGTGCAAGATCCGGGACGGGCGTGGCGCGCTCGATCAGGGCAAGAAGTTGAGCGGCATCGCCACCAGCGCCCAGCCAATCGGATACATCGCCCTTTTCCGGGCCGGGCAGGTTGATGATGGCCACGCTTGCAGCCGTGCCCTGCAGGCTCTGTGCGACCTGCTGCCCGTGCTTGCGGCCGGCGTCGTCGTTGTCCGGGAAGATGTAGACGCGGGCACCCGCAAACATCGGTGCCCATTCACGCCGCCACTTTCCGGCACCGCCAGCATTGCAGGTTGCGACCAGCCCGAGTTTGACCAGCGCCAGAACATCTTTTTCACCTTCCACGATGAATATGGGCTTGCCAGCCTGGATGCCCTCGATCACCGCGGGCAGTCGAAACGGAACCGGCCGGATGCTTTTCAGGTTCCATGCCCAGCCGTCACCATCTGGACGCCGCTGCTTGAACGCCTTCGGGTCATAGCGCACCGCCTGGTAGAGCAGGTTTCCGCGCTCGTCGGTGTAGTCATAGGTCGCTACGATCTGCGGCTTACGGTTCGGCGCATCGTGACCGTTGATCCAAAGGCCACGGGCTTTCAGTTCCTCAATCACTGCCGACTGCTCGCAGCCCGCGTGGCAACGCACCACGACCTTGCCGGCCTTGTCGTCGATCTGCAGGCTTGGGTTGTGATCGTCATGCGCCGGGCAGCGCACTTTGTAACCAGCACCGGACTGACGTGCACCGCCCAGGGCTTGCGCAATATCGGCTGCGCTCATGCCTTCACCGTGCGGCCGTAGCGTCGCGCCAGACCTTCAGCATCTCGCGTAGGAGCGCCTTTCCACGTCCCGGCGACCAGTACCAGCCCGACCGTAGCGGGTGCCCTGCATTTGCCGTTGTTGCGGTGACGATCGAAGTTCCCGACCGTGGAAAACATCTCACCGCAGGCTCGACAGAGACAGCGGTTGCCGGTGAGTTTCGGTATCATGCGCATGCCGTGCTCCAAGCCGTTGCCGTGATCCCGCGAAGGTTCGGCAGCGGCTTTTTTATGGGTTCAGGGTTGCTCGGCAAAGCCGGCTGGGGTTGATGGCGCAGAGTCCTGGGCAACCTGCCGGTCACGATTCGGTGCAATTGCGTAACCGCTTACCCGGCTGGAATTACGCTGCAGCCAGCCTGCATAGGCCGCCCCCAAAACAACAAGGTCACGACCGATACGGGTAACAGCACCAGCGGCCATGAGCTCGTCGCGATGGCAGCGCACCAGGTACCGCCCGCGGCTGGAGCGATTCGGGTAAACGTCTGGCGGCCAGTTCTCGATGTCCCACGAATGCGGGACCTTTGTAGCCTGAAGTTTCGACATTGCACGCGCTCCGGTGTTTAACAGCGCGTGTATTAAATAGCTGAATAATCCTGCACTTCGAGTGCGAGAAGTCCCCCCCTACTTCCTGCACCCTTTCAGCTTCGACAGAATGAACGAGCGTGTTTTGGCGGGGCCGAGTTTGGCCCGCAGTCCTGTCACCAGCTCGCGCGCATCCTGCTTGTGAGCAAGCCAGGCACGCCGCACCACTTCAGGGCTGACGCCGCACTCTCTGACGGCAGCTTGCTTGCTCTGGGTAATTGCTCCGCGATCGGGCGACGCCAGCGCGCAGTCGGCAATGTATGCAGCAATCCAGAACGGCAATTCCTGATCGCCTGGACGATGGGCAACGGCACAGAAAAACCGCGGGCGCGGATCTATGTCGCCTGCGATCTGTCCGAGTAGTTCTGCTGTCCAGCGCGATTGCGCCAGATCCAGCGAATCGCCCCGCTGCAGGCGCTCTATGACCTCGATGAGATAGGTTAGATCAGGACCCGTCGTTGCACGTCGAGTCAGCAGCGCCGTCCGCTTGGTCGGTCGCTTGCTCATTGGCGCAATTTTCCGTCGAGGCCCGCATGGGCAGGAATTGCCGCGCCCTGGACCATGTGCGCATACCGCGCTGTAACGCTCGGCGACCGATGGCCGAGAATTGCCCCGATCTGTAGCAGCGTCGCACCCTGCTGTGCGAGGAATGACGCGCAGGAATGGCGCAGGTCATGCCAGCGGAAATTCTCCAGCTCTGCTGCAGCCCGAATCTCTTTCCATCGGTAGATCAGCGCGCCTTGCCCGTAGTGGAAAACCTTGTCGGCCGGCTTCCATCCCGTCGGCCTCAGGCTCTGCAGGGCGGCTTCCGCAACACTCGGTAAATGCACGCTCCGAGCGTCCCCGTTCTTGGTCAACAGGACGGTGATCTGCTGATGCTCAAAGTCCACGTTGCCCCACGTCAGGCGCAGCAGCTCGCCCTGCCGGACACCGGTTGCGAGTGAAACCAGAATGGCCGCGGTCATGTCCGGTGAGTGCGCTTTGGCAATCTCCAGCACCTTCGCCAGCTCGGAATCGGACAGATAGCGGGTACGCCCGGCAGGTTCACGCAGCAGCAGCCTGGTGGGCCAATGCAGGTCTCGCGGTACATATCCCGATGCTATGCCCCAGTTCCAACAGGCCCGCATGGCGCGCAAGTAGTGGTTGGTCGTCGCTGCTGCCCTACCCGGCCGCAGCTTCTCGCGGGCAGCCCGAAGGTCCAGGACCCCGAAGCGCAATACCTTCTTGGCCCCGTACTGGTTTACCCACCACGTCAACAGCGCCTCGCGGTCGCGGTAGGCGCGCTGGGCTAGGGTCTCCGGATCTGCCAGATAGTGCGCGATCAAGTTGGCCACGGTCATAGCGGTCAGCCGTTCCTCGGTCGCACCCTGGTCACGGTTCCTGCGCAGCTCACGCTCTGTTGACTCCGCCCATGCCTTCGCTTCGGCGCGTGTCGAGAATGCCTTGCTGGTTGGCTTGAATGGCGTGATACGGACCTGCGCCACGATTGAACGCGACCCGTCGCTGTTTCTGCGAATCTGATAGGAAGGCATCGCTCATGCCCTCCCTTGATCGGTAGAATTCCGATAAGCCATCTGCAACCCCTCATGTTGTGGTGGTCAGGCCTCGGTCAGCGTTTGCCGCGCTACCGGGGCCGCACTTTTTCACGCGTACTCACGCGCGAGTGACTAAGTAGAAGGGGTTTTCAGATGAACTGCAACTTATACTGCAACTCGCTTCTGAGGCATATTCAGCGAATATCGCATATCTCTTTGTTTTGTTTGGTGCCCAGGGCCGGACTTGAACCGGCACGACCCTTTCGGGTCAACGGATTTTAAGTCCGCAGCGTCTACCAGTTCCGCCACCTGGGCCCGCGGTCATTCTAGTGTTTTGCGGCTGCATCG